CCCCTGGCCCGTATCGAGAGTCATCGGGACGTGATGCTCGTCGAACTCCTCAATAGCTGGCTGGTTCAAGGACGCCCCGGCCGCGATCGTGCCCCACATCGAAACCCCGAGGAAGGGGATCGCTTCAAGACTTATACCCGCGCCCCCGGTAAATGCCGAGGAGTAGTACCGGATATCGCCTCCCGCTATGAACTGAGAATCCTGGTATTTCCCCTGCCGTTTCTGGTCCAGAGTCGCGGGAAGATTCTGTGTCCCACCACCGTAGGCTGTGGGATACGCCTTCGCTTTGTAGGCGTAAAAGTCAACTATTTGAGCTGCGGTGAGGCCGGTTGTAGCGATAGCGTGGAGTTTCAACCACTTTAGTTGGAATCGATACACCTTTCCCGTGGTCGCAACTGGTTTCCATTGGAGGGCGAATATAGGCGCTGCTGCCGCAAGAGCCGCGGGACAGACGATTTTCACGGCCATCTCGTAGTAGCCGCCGCCACCCATGAGATCGGGAGCGTAAGGCTGATTCCATCGGGCAACTGGCATATCCCCTCCAAAAGAGGGCCGGAGTTGCCCCCGGCCCCGTTTCTTCTAGTATTCCGTGAGCTCCGCCATGACCGTGAGCTTCTTGACGACGCCCGTGCCGACCGTGAACCGCCCGTTTATGTATCTGAGCAGAGGTTCGGGGAGCGCGAACTTGCACAACAGCCCCGGATTCGCGGCTGCCGTGAGGGTCGGATACAATATCTTGGCGGTCTGCAAGGCGACGAGGTTCGTCGAGCTTGTGCCCGCAGCCGTCGCGCAGTTGGTAAGCGCGATGGTGACTCCCGTAGCCGCTGTACCGCCCGAGGCGAAGTTGGTGGCGTTGACCAGGAAGAAGAACTTCTTCGGGGCCTGCCCAATCGTCGCCGCGACGGCCATTTTGTTCGTGGACTGGTACGGGGATTGCCCGTACTGCCCTGAATACTGCGCACCCGTGTCGAAGGGGCTATTCGCCCAGCACGACGCGGTGGAGATGATGGGTTGAGCGCCGGCAGTTCCAGAAGTGGAAATGCCGGAAAGCGTAAGTTTGCTATCTCGTAACGGCATGTCGTCCTCCTTTAGCTGACGATCGCTTCATTGGTGGCTATGCGTTCGCACATTCGTATGGGAACGCCCTGGAAAAGAGTCTGCTGGTGACCCCATATTTCCTCTTTGGTGTAGAAGTGTCCTACTGTGGCGGACGCCGTTATAGCGTCGACCTGCATGGCCGTGAACACCCACCGAGGAACGTAGATCACCGCGCCGTCGAACCCGTCGGGAAGCTGCCCCATCGACTTGAGCATGGCCGCGGCGGTCCAGCCGGTCGTGGTCGTCATGTTGCAGAGCCGCTGAGCCTTTCGGGGGTCGGCCACGCAGAGACCGAACTGGATAAGGAAGTGGACCACGTAGGCGGTATACGGCTTATTGTTGGAGTCGTACACGAGCTGTTCGCCCATGTCCGTCACCTTGATGAAGTTCTGCCCGCCGTGCGGATACACGAAGAACACGCCCTGGGGACCCCACACAAGCGTCCAGCAGGAACTCTGAGCGTTCGCGCCTGCGCCTGAAAGCGAGGTTACGTTGTACCAGGGGTTTGTGGCAATCGTATTGTACCGCTGAGCAAGCCCGTTGATGCGGTCAGCGGAGCGTCCGCCAATCGCAGTCGAAGGGCCAACGCCGACGCCGCCCGCGCCCGAAAGGTCCACGTAGTTGCCGTACAGAATACGGTCGTGGATCGTCTTGACGAGGCCGCGCACAAATCCGTCGGTCTGCTGTTTGAGGTACTGCTGGGGGTTCCGACGCTTGGTCAGAATCCTCATGTCGATACGGAGGTAATCCTCGATGCCTTGAATGAGCTCGGTGACGGGGGTCTGTGCGTACACATCCCATCCGACGCCGACGTTTATCACGGAGTCCACGCCCACGGGCTCTGTCAAAGCCTGCATGAAGTGGTGACTCTGGAAGTCGTCCGCTTCCATCCAGTACCCTTCCTCCAAGAAGGGTGTTCTCTGGGAAAGCGTATCGACCAGAGCGAGGTCATTGCCTTGAGCACCTATGCTCTTGGCAACCTCGATCATAGTATATTCAGTAGTGAATCCACCGGCAGCCATGTTTCAATCCATGACCTACGGAATATTAGGCGCGGCCCTCCGGGGCGTGTTCAAATACGAACCCGCCTTTTTTATCTCCCGGCCCGCCGCCGTCCCCTCTCGGTATGACCATCTTGGGCGGCCCGATCTTCGTCCAGATGTTTCGGAACATCTTTAAGAAATCCGGGTCGTTGTCCAGGCCATAAGCCTGAATCTTCTTGAAAAGTTTCCCGTTCTGTCCTTCGGGGATAAACTGTAGGTACGATTGCCGTACCCCTTCCCAGTTATCCGCGAATTTGTCTCCCCATTCAGACTTGAGGGCGTCAGTTGCCGCTTTGGCCGCCGCCTTCCGGCCCTCTTGAGCCTTGGCGACGTTGCCAATTTGGTACTTGTTCCACTCCTCGAAAATCCCTTTAGCCTGGGTCGTGTTCAACCCTACCGCGTGGGCAAGACCTCGGAACCACTTCTCTTGAGCCTCGTCGTACCGCATTCCGCTAGGTAAAGAAGGTTTTTCAAAGGTATATCCCTCTGCGGATTCTGGACGGCCAAGCCCTTTGTAGAACTGGTCCCATGCTTCCTTCGGAGCGTCCTGAGCCGGAACTTTGATGGCACCTACAGATTGAGCTTTAAGCTGGGAGTACCCAGAGTACAGTTCGGTGAGACCCTTTGGAAGCTCGTCGACAGCTTTCGGGTCCGCCGCCACTCTGGCCTTAATCTCGGCCTGTTGCTCCGCTGTAAGCTGGCCGGTCCAACCGGGCAACTTCGGAGGTTCAACCGACACAGCCTCGTTCCCAACACTTGCTGGTTGGGCACCGTCAACGACGGGAGCCGCGTCTACCGGGTTTCCCCCGGTGTCCTCTACAACCATTTTAACTCCTCTCGCTTAACATCGCGGGGACCGCTCTCCGGTATAATCGTGGGAGCCGCAAGCTCTATAGACAAGAGATTGCGTGTCACCGCGCCCATGTTAGGCGGATCGTAAATGCCCATCTTCGCCAAAAGTCTGATAGCGAAGTTGTGCAAAAACTTCTCTTCCTCCGTCTCTATTGTCTCGTACAAACACAAATCTGTCAACAAGTCCTCGAAAACCCTAATTGACTGAGAATCCTTTGAGAAGGTTTCGCGGTAACTTGTGGCCAAGATGCGCTTCGGAGATATCATACCCATCCACTCCAACCCAGAACTGACCCATCGGAACAGCGTCGTCAGCCTCAATCGGTACCTCCCAGCCCCCCGGAACCATGTGCCCCGCGTACTTGTGATCGGGGGGATACACCTGGACTATCCGGTTTATAACTAAATCCTGGGCTGTTTTAAACGTATAGGCAAGCGAAAACGAGGTTCTGGCTCTCATTTCCGATTCCATTTGAGTCTTGGTTATAGGGTTCATCTTGATGATTTCAGGGATACGCCCCCGGCGATCCTGGATGCGCATGACCTCCCGAAGCATCTGGTTGAAGATCATTGATCCCCCATGATGGCTTCTGACGGTGAACCTTCCTCGGGAGCCTTCGCACCTTTCTGCAACGCCCCGGCAGCTTTGTCCATCGCTTCAAGTTTCTGCTGCTGTTGAAGCTGCTTGGCTCGCTCCTGCCGTATCTGGGCAACCAGTTTCTCATCCCGGTTGATGATCGTCGGAGCCCCGGACGAGTCCATTATGTAGTCGTACAAGGCGTCGGGATCGAGCTTGTCAAGCATCGAGACAAGCTGCGGCTGCTCCTTGATGAGCTGCAAAATCTCGGGAACCGCCGCATTGACGCCCATCATAGAGACATGCTTCTTGGCCAGCATCGCCACAGGTCCAGAGAAGGTGAAGTCCACGGGAGTGTACCTGACCTGGGGGTCTAGCATCGAAGGGGGCGGAGGCGGGAGTCGGCCGGCTTTCAGGAGGGTCGTGAAGGTCTTTTTCAGCAACGGGATAAGGTTCTCGTTTTGGTCCCGCGTCACAATAGGCTGCAAAAGAGTCGCCTGTTCGCCCTGCATGGCTTGGACCTGGGCCGCAGTGATCTTGCTTTTCATCTGCGACATCATCGAGAATATCTCTGCCTTGAACATTTTGGCGATCGCTTCCCGGTTATCCTTTATCTCCATGAACCCCGCCTGAAGCTCCGAAGGGAACTTCAAAGGTTCGATTTTGTCTTGGGGATTATCGAGGAACGTAACTCCGCCCGGTTGGATTTTTAGTTTTCCTTTCATCGTACCCGTCGCTATTTGGGGCGGTTCAACAAGAAGCTGTGTCGCCCGAAGGCTCGACCGAGCCATCTGTTGAATCATCATCACCGTGAAAATAGCGTCAATCGCGGCGGATCGAGGATACGCCTCATTCGTCGCTCGCCATCGCGCGAGAGTCGGAACCTCGCCAGGGTCCATCCCGGATTCTTCTAGCACCGTCTTTTGGCCGTCGAGCATGTATACAGAAGCATACGGCTTGTTCTCCGCGGTGATCTTGGTGATATCCCGCTCATCACGGGGGAAAATCGCATGGATGCAGACGTATTCTTTGTAGGGGTCGGTTTTCAAAGCGAGCCTGAACGTGTCCTCGAAGGGCGCGTCGGGCCACAGATCCATAATCTGCCGTCCCGAAATCATAAACTTCCGGTGCCAAAGATCGGGATCCCCCTCAGCATTAAGAGCGAAAAATACTTCCCGGGGGTGCCGAAGGTAATAAATGAGCCTATTTCGACGGGCGGACCATTCGGGTCCATATATTGCAGAGTACCCGTATGTAGCTCGATCCCAAGTACCTTCCGAGAGTTGCGAATAGAAGTTTGAATTATTGATTTCGGCATTGATAGCTTCTTTGACATCATCCAGCCATATCCTTGTTTCGTGCATCCCTTTCAGGAGCTTGCCGCCAGGAGTGGATCCTCTGAATATCGGCGACCACCAGTCTATCGTTGGGGCCGCGGAATTGCCCTGATAGCCGTCTACGAAGTCCTGCAAGGCCATCGCGGCGGTCTGGTCGTATATCTTGGCCCCGACCTTGCCGCCCGCCTTGTCCCCCCGCTTCGACCCCAGATCGTAGTTTGCCCGCCTGCCAATCACGTAATCATCGACATCATCGTACCGATCGTCGAAGTCCTTGCGGATATTCTCCAACCGGGTTTGGCGCTTGGATATTTCTTCCGCAAGTGTCCGATTGTCCTGTTTGGACATCTCGGGGGCGAAACTGAACTCCTGGGGCGGAGCGGGGGAATAGGTCATTACTTGGCTACCGTGACCTTTTTAGGGGTCGGTTTCGGCTTGCCCTTCTGAACCAGCTTCTTCGCCATGATCGCTCCTTTACGACGGGTCTTTCCCGCCGTAGTATGAATTGGCTTTCCAGTGGAGCTTCTTCGAGAAGAACTGATTGTAGTAGTCCCTCTGGAAGTAATACTCCTGCCCTGGATTATCCCTGAACTGGATTTTACCTTTGCAACCTATCCCGGTATACGCGATAGGGCACGTATCGCAAGGGGCCGTGAATACCCCTGCTTTCTGCGCTTCCCTTCTCCTGGTGATCTCGATGTTGTTGTAGAGTTCAAGGAGGCTCCCCTCAAGTCCAACCTTGCCATAGGAACCGGCGAGGTCGTTGACGGCTTTGTCGTTGTAGGCGCATATCACAATGTCTCCGGTCCACCGGATAACCATGAAGTTATTGTCGAAGTATTGGCAGGGCTCTGTCCGCATTGAGTCCTCGTTCTCTCCGATAAGCGCATCCCCGACGATAACAAAGTCAAGGTCGGGGTTTTCGAGCCAGTAGTGGATGTACCGCTCGATCTCCCCGTAATCCTGGCCCCTTCGGCATATCTTGAAGGCAAGGTCGGCCTTTGAATTGACTTCATCCTTGAGAGCAAAGAGCCGTCCAATGTTGCGCCGGAGGACTTCTTCATCCGTACCCGGACGTGCCTTTGCAATGTTGCCGCTGCCGAATATGCCGTCCATTGAGACGATGAGCTGATACATATTGGAGCCGTCTCGTAAGAGCTCTCTGAGAACATCTTCTCTCCAAATCGTGAGATTAGTGGTGATATAGAACCGGAGGCCCTTGGTGTTGAGGTACTGCATCATTTCGAGATACTGAGGATGCAGGAAGGGCTCGCCGTTGGCCCAAGGGATAACGGTGCTTCCCGGAGCCTCGACGGCGATTCTATCGACTATGGACTTGAACAGCTCGATCGACATATCGCCTACCGGGAACTTTCCGGTATTCTCCACCGAGGGGCAGTACCGACACATTAAATTACATCGGTTGGTAGACTCTAGGATAAACTGCTTGGGCACAACTCTCACTGCTCGACTCCTATGGGGTATTGGGCGAGGACACTGGGGCGTTCGTCTTGTCCATCAGCCCCGCGCCCTTCTTCGGTCGCCATTGCTTTTTCAACGGATCATACTCGTACTCGATCCCCATAGACTTCTCTGACTTCGTAACCCAATCGGGCTTCTGAGGCTGTGACTTGTCGTTGGGGGTCTGCGAAGAGTTGGGTGCCTTTGCGGACGGTTGCGAAGGTATTTCAGAACCATCCAGAGCGGACTGCTCATCTCCGAAATCCATGGCCGACTCGCCCGATACCATCGTTGGACCCTGGCCCGATATTTTGTCACCCGTCTTGCCGTCCAATGCCTTGACAGCATCCTCATAAGTGTCAAACTCCCCGACGCCTTCGACGACGAACTTGTTCCCCTTCTTGCGTATTTTAGGGTCAACGCCCGCCGACCCTAGAAGCGACGATACCGAATCACTCATAGCAGGTCCGGGTCCGTCGGGGTCTTTGATTTATAGGTGAGCCGTTTCCCCTTGCCCTTTAGTTTCGAGGGGGGAGGGCCTTTGGGTATCTCCACGTCAGGAATATCCCGCTTTGTCCGCTTCAAGAGGTTCACGTCGTCTCGAAGTCCCTTCTCGATGGCGTCGATACGGTTTTGCAAGTCCTCCAACGCGCGGCAAACCGTTGACGGGAGCTCCTGCCAGTCCTCCTCGTACAGCTGCTTGCCATCCTCGCCCATAATGGGCATGTTGGTCATGCCGTTGACTTTGGGCCGCATATTGAAGGATATGCGAGCCAGTTTATTGAGGTCGTGCTGGAAATGCATTACGCGCTCGCAGGCGGAGCCGGGTCGACAGGAGCTTTGGGTTCAATGGTGTCCTTGAAGGCGGACAGCTTGTTTTTCAGCACCGTCAACGCGGCCTCGGCCTCGTCGTCAAGTTGCAGGCCCGCCTCGGTGAGCCCCATCTCGATGTTGTGCAGCGCGTCGTCCCACACCAGCGTGATGTGACATTTGATCTCGTTCTTCTTAGCCGCGAAGGTCGTCTTGATCTCTGCCACAACCTTGTCTACCTCCGCCTGAATCCACTCTTCATCCGTCTTGATGAACTTGAACATAGTCCCTCCAAATAGCCCGCGTGATTTGATAAGCGCATCAGCCGCGCCAGATTTCTTTCTAAATGGCCACATTACCACTCCTCCCCGCCCCAATACCGCTTTGCATCATTGTAATCCTGTTCATGTGATTCCGCAAGTTGTTTCCGAAGGTCGTCCAGCGAGTACATTTGCCGCATTTGGAGCTCTTGGTCCTGCCGTTTACGCACCGTAAACAGTTTAGCGCATAAGTACTGTAACGCGTCATGTAAATGGCTGAATGGGTTTTTTATGGGGTTTTGAAGGAACTCGTTCGCCACACCGACCTTTTCCGGGTAGCAATACCCCCCGATAAACCCATTTATCAAGCGAGTACATCTCGGGTCGATAATCACTCCGTCTGCGCGGGCAAGCATCGATTCTACCGAGGAAATACGCACAAAGAGATTCTGTTCGCTCGGGATGATAATGAGCCCGCATTCCTCGAACTGTAGTTGCGCGTTGGAAGTCTGCCCTCCCGTGCCCCTCGAGAACTTGGCTCCGCCCGCGGGGTCGCCCCAGTTGCCCCCCATGATGTAGCCGGGATACATCTGTTCCAAGTCGGTAAGAAGTTGTCTGGTGAAGTCGACTATCCCCTCCCGCATGGAGAAAAACTCCCACAAAACCCTGAGTTGCAAAGGCCCTGCCATCTGGCACACCACGCACGCCGGAGAGTTCCCCGAGTTATCCCAGCCCAAATATAACGGGGTTCCGTT